TGCGAGATTCGTCATTTTTAACTTCAAGATCTGGACAAATAGTTAATCTGAGTCCATATATTAATTGTATATTTGCGTCTTTTAAATTACGATAGGCTTGCAAAAATCCACCCATAGAATCCTCTACTAAGAAGATTTTATCTAGAGAATTCTCTTTTGCAATCGTTACAATTGAGTCTGGCCCGTCCTCTAAAGGGTCGTCCTCAAGGGTTAAGATGCTTCTTCCTATGCTGTAGTGCGATTTAAAGAACGGCAGAACCATATACCTAGTATAGCACGCTTCTGCATTTCTTGTCAAACAAATTCTACCCTAAGTCAAATGGGTCCTCTTTGTTTACTTCGTGTTTAAACCGTGGACAACCGTCGTATTTTCTTTCTTCTATGTTCTGGTCGGGGGCCGGTTCAACCGTAACGCCATCGCGATTCACAAAAGTTCTCGTGAAGGAAGATATCAAAACTTTTTTATCTTTATCCAATAAGACATAAAATTTGAAGGCCTTTTTCATTGGACAAACCCACTTACCAATGCCGCACATCCATCTCGACTTTGGGTCATCTATCGCCCAGTTACATGTAGCGTCTTTCTTGGAGAAATTGTTAATAACTTTGTGCATGTGCACTAGGTAGTGCTCGAACCCTTTGATTTCCTCGTCTGAAAACTCTAGAGTTTGCAGTGGGCTCTTGGGAAAGCGAAGGAAAAGGAATTCTACAACGGGCTTATAACCTTTCCACATTTTTTTTGCTGCTAGTGAATACATTAACGCTTGAATGTTAGACTCAAGGTCGTCTCCCCTGAATTTGTATTTTGAAGATTTGTAGTCTACAATTTTAACCCTCTTCTCTTTCGTGTATTTTATACACTTGTCTATGAATCCCACGATGTTGTATATCGGTCTTTTGTTTTCAAACTTAAAAGCTGTTTCTGCTTTCATTAGCTTCCCGCCGCTACCAAAGAAGTCGTTGTGCAGTCCTACTAAAATCATTTTATCAATTAGTTCGTAATTATCATCAGGTCTGTCTTTTAGAATGTCGTGTTTCTCTAAAAAATTTAAAATTAATCTTTGAACTGCGGGGCTACCTTCAATTGAAGATTCTTTTAAAATAGCGTCATAGTGTTTTCTGTGCTTTTTGTCAAGGAGGAGCTCGAAAACCAAGTGGCAAATCGTACCTCGAAGTGCACCATCATTTGGCGTATCTGGTAAATGCAAATGATATTTGCACCAGTAAACCCAGCTACACGTTTCTAGAGTTTTAATTCTAGAGGCCGATAGATATTTTTCTTTTTTTGCTTTCAAAATCGTCTATAAAATTCTCTCCCCAGCGGTTTATCTCGTCGCGACTCATCTCCCCGAAGTCCTTCTTGTCCGGGAGGGCGATTTTCATTTGGTAGCGATCAAAATATTTTAATAATTTTCGTTTTGCTTTTTCTGCAGCTATGTTTCCCGCGTTGTTGTTTGACGCATCATTATTAAAACTTATATAAATTTTATTTGGATCTAATTTTAATAAAAGATTTACAACTGATGTACTCACGTCTAATCCGAAAGTGACTACCACGTTTTGTATTTCATTTTCCCACAGAGACAACATGTCTCCGACGCTTTCTATAAGAATGACTTCTCTTATAGACTTTAAAGTCTTATAATTCGCTTGAAGTGGATATTTCCAACTGCTTTTGTCTCCTATGTGTTTCCATTTCGGCCTCTTTGACCCCTCTATGTTGAGGAGATCTCTGCCGCTAAACCCAACTAGATTTTTTCTGCCATCTAAGATAGGGAAAACGTATCTATCTTTCATTCTTCCGCTTCTAACCACTCCCCCTTCAAATACTTTTAGTGTCGTCGTAGATATGCCTCGATTATTCCAGTATTCGTGTTCGGGGAATATCCGACTGAGTACTTCTTTGGAAAAGATTTTTTTATCTTTTATAAGAGGCTTCGTTTCTACCCTCTCGTCTCTTGTGTAATTTTTATTTTTTAACCACGTGTTAGTTTCTTCCATCGAGGAAAGCTTAAGAGTTCTCTTAACGAGGTCTTCAAAGCGGCCTCCTCGAAGCTCTTTGAAGTCGTACCATTTGCCCGTTGCTTTTTCGATAGTGAGTATGGTGTCGTTGTCTGATTCTCTATATAGCGGTCTTGCTCTATACTCTTTGCCATAATCTCTAAGATCATATCCTAGTTCTGTAAGAATTTCTGCAAAATTATCCATTAAAAAAAATCTCCGTCTTCGTCTCTTCTGTCGTTTAAGGCGTATAATTCATTTTGTCGCCTTACTATGTCGTGGAGAGAGCCTCTTTCTTCAACTTTGAAATTATCGACATTAAAGTTTAAATAGTTATTCGACCAAACACTACCATTGCCGTTTCCAGTGGGCCTACGAATTATATCATGGTGGCCAGCGGCGTCTCTACCTTGATGCCTAGCCTTTAAAGGCACGAGCTTATGAGAGCCGTAGTCATGCAACAACGCCCCATTGTCATCATAAATATTATCCAGAGCAATTTCGTCTAGTGTTTTTCTGCAAAAGAGACCCACGAACGAAGCAAACCATTGTAGTCTGTCGGATTGCGCAATTGCAGAGCTGTCATAAACTACAGAGCCACTGCTCCTATTAAAGTTTTCTCCCGATCTATTCATTTGAATGGCTGTTAACAGAGCGATGTTGCATTCTTCGGATATTCTTTTAAGCTTGTCCACCTTTTCTCCCAACGCCTGATGTTCCGCCCAATTATTGCCCACTTTGTCTCCTGTGAGTTTCAGATAATCATAAACCACAATGCATTTGTTGCCCCTACCTACGGTTTTTAGACACCATCTCCTTATTAAGGAGCAGACTTGATCAGTGGTTTTATTACCAACATGCATGAAGGAGTATTCTTTTTCTTTAAGAATCCTGAGGGAACTCCGCACTTTCTCTATCATATCCGCGTCCCTCCTCCAATTACCTGTTTCAAGGTTCCATACGGATACCTCGCTCATGGCCGCAACCATTCTGAACTGCATTTCTTGGGGAGACATTTCGGTATCTAGAACTAAAACTTTTGTATTATTTAATTCGGCGGTCTTATACGCCGTATAATTAAGCCATGTAGTTTTACCTTGCCCGGGTCTTGAGGCTATAGCATACATGTTGCCCGTTCTAAATCCTCCATATAAGCGGTTCCATTCGGGATAAGGCGTAGTAAATCCGTAGTCTTCTTGGGGATTGTTTCCCCTCTCTTCTACTAGCTCTTCAATGTTCCCAAACAGGTTTTCGGGTTCATCATTGAACTCGTACGAGCGCATTTGATTATTGAATATGCTATCGCTACCCACGATAATGTCATCTAAATTTTTACTAACATTTTTCTTTGCCCACTCGGCTGTCTCTTTACATGAGCCCACTATCTCTCTAACGACACGCAACTTTGCTAGCTCCCGCGCAGCTTCGATAGTAGCTTTTTGCGTTATCTGAGTAAAACTTATAGAATCTATATAATCATGGATATTAATCTCGTCTTTAAAACTTATACCTAAATTTTTTATTCTCAATGCTAGAACAGTCTTGTCTATCTCCTCGCCGTTGGCTACCATTGCCTTCGTGACTGAAAAAATCGTCGCATGAACATCAGAATAAAAATCTTTTTCATCGATGAATCTTTCTAGGTCCGCGAAACATTGAGGGGCTTTAATTATCCCTCCTAGAACGTGCTTCTCTGTGCGTAAATCATAAACTGACATCATATATATGATAACATGAATCTACGTTCATTGTCAATCTATATTTCTATGTCGAACTTTTTTTCTATCCACTCGGGAGAGAGGTGGGGAACGTCTGCGGTTTCTATCTCTATCAATTCATAATCGTTACTTTCTAACCACTCGGTTTTAATCCAGTCGCGCTTTATGGACTTTAAAAAATTAGCTTTATTTTTGTGGAAGTGGGGAACATATTCAGAGTGCTGTCTGCCATTAACTTCAATGGCCACTTTCTTTGTCGCATTTAAGAAGTCCACTTTTTGTAGCGTTCCGTATACGGGGAATTCTTCAAAGCAAATTTGGTGGCACCAGTGAGGCTTCAGGAACTCCTTGACGCTAAATTGAAGCTTCGATCTAGATTTCTTGTCCCAGTCTATGAGATAAGAAGTAACATTTTTGTTTACTTCTCTACCGTTGATATTTTTTAAACGAAGTTTCATACGCCGCTATATGCATCTCTAAATCTATCAAACCATAGGTCTGTAAATTTGGTGTTCTCTTCTAAGAACTCAAAGACCCTCTGTCTTCCTTGGAATTGCTCCGGACATTCTATCCCTTCTTTTTTCATCTCTTTTTGCACTGATTCACTGACCTTTATCCAAGCGCCTTTCTTTTCTAACATGCCGTTCTCGAGCAGTATGTCTAGCACTTCATATTCCCTCCAAATACTCTTCCCATCTTTTCGTCCATATTTTACTGGATAAGCGATGGACAGATTAGTCTTTTCGTTTGGCGACTTTTTAATAGTCACCTTGGCATAGTGCCCTAAAATTTGATTCGTCTTTATGTCCGGTCTTTGGTCTGGCTTCTCAAGGATTAGGTCCTTCTGGAATCTGGCTTCAAACTCAAAGATAAAATTAGCATAGTGCAATAGGGCGTTGCCTCCGCTGGCAGAGGTTTGTCTTATCGGGCGTTTCGCGTATGGGTCTATGACTATGGACTCTCTAACTTGAGAGATAAGAATTAGAGTGTGTCCGAATTTAGTCATTGCTAAAGCAACCTTCTTCATGAAGGTGGAGCTAATCGTTGCCCCGCCTGATACTTTAGCTGCTTCGCTTAAGTCTTTTGCCATGTCTGCTCTTAAGATCAAGGCGTCCATGGAGTCTATAAGAAATAAATATTTTTTATTATCTTTGTTGTCTGTTATTAGCATCTTTATTAGATCGAATACTGATTCATAAATGTTAGAATCAAACACAAAGCAGGTCCCATCTTTCCAGTCTTCCGCGTTATATGTAAGTTTAATACCCGTGCGCGCTTTCATGTCTGGCGTTAAGCGCCCTTCGGCTTGGAAGTATACCCCTCTTGCGTCGGGTATGGTGTTTAAAAAGTTTCTCATCACTTCGAGCGCTTCAGAGGTTTTCCCTCCCTCGTTCATGCCGACGAACCTGTGTAAGCCGGGCATGAGTCCGCCGCCTGTATATATGTCTAATAGAAGGCTCCCTGTTGATATTCTGTAGTAAACCTCTTCGCAAAAATTATAGTGCTCGTCCTTCCTTTGCTTCAAAAAGGACTGTAGGTTCTCGTTCGCCCCCATGTCTTCGGTTGCTTTTTTCTTTCTAGTCATTTCTACTGCTCCTTATAAAGTCTAAAAGATTTTTTGGCTTACTCTTCACCTCTATATCTTTTCCTATTTTGGGAGAATTTAATTTGGTTCCCCGCTTGGAAATAAGTTTTACGTTCTTCATCTTCTGAAAGACCGGATATGATTCTCGCATAAGTGTGTACCCCATGGCCGAGAGGCAAAAGGCCAAGCTGTCCGGCTTAAAGTCAAGAAAATTCGCAATAGATCCCCAAAATTTTAAATCCGGAAACTCTTTCAAAAGCTTGGAGGCCATCTTGGTCTCCTTGGCCCAAGAACATGCTTCGGGATTTATAAGCACGCACCAAATCAAATATTGCTGCTTTGATTTAATACTGGCTTTTTTTCCGTTCTTCTTGAAAAAATTATGACTCTTGTAGTCGACCAATGTCCCATTGTACCATTCTTTTTACTAAACTGTCAAAGGAAATTTTTGGTTTCCAACCTAATTCCTCTCTTATGGGAGTAGAATCACCGAGTAATAAGTTTACGTCTGCTGGGCGAAAAAATTCTTCATTTATTTTAACTAACGTTATCCATTTAGATTTATCTTCGTAACCATAAGTTTCTTCTAATCCCTCCCCCCTCCAAAAGCCATAAATTCCTGCGTGTTTGAATGCTAATTCTACGAATTCTCTTATGGAATGAGTTTCTCCACTAGATAAGATATAGTCTTTCGGCTCTTCCTGATTTATCATAAGCCAGATTCCCTCTACGAAGTCTTCGCTATCGCTCCAGTCTCTTTTGGCGTCTAGATTGCCTAGCTCGATAGGGTCGAAAGACTCTATGGAGGCAAGGCGATGTTTTATTCTGGCTACTCCCTTGGTGATTTTTCTTGTTACAAACTCTTCGCCCCGCTTCGTCCCTTCGTGATTAAAAAGAATACCATGAACCGCAAATAAACCATGAGACTCACGGTAAACTTTTACTAAATGTCGAGCAGCAGCCTTAGACGCTCCATATGGGCTCCTTGGTTTTATGGGATGCTTTATATCTTGGGGAGAATAGTCCACGTCCCCCATCTCTTCGCTGCTACCCGCGCTATAGAAACGGCAATCTTGTTTAAATTTACGAATAGCATTCATACAACGAAGCACGCCTATGCAATTAACGTCCATTACTTGTTCTGGCATATCCCACGAACAACCGACAAACGAATTTGCCGCAAAATTAATGAAATAATCTGGTTGGATTTCTTTTACGAGGAGGTCAATGCTTACGTCATCGGATAAATCTCCATATCTAAACTCGAAGTTCGGATGACCTTGAAATTTCGAAGTATTTATAAAGTTGGGATTTGCGGATCTTCTATACATTCCATAAACTCGAATGGGCTCATCTTGTTTAAGGAGAAGAAACTCTGCCATGTTCGCGCCATCTTGGCCCAATATTCCTGTTATAATTACTGTTTTCATTATCGCTTACTAACTAATTCCAAATATTTATCAGACCAATATGGATATAGGTCTCCATGAAAAGCTTTGTCTAAATTATTATAAGTTAAAAGTTTGACGAGTTCCCCCTCGTCATCTTCATGCAGGTGGACATTTTGCGGGTAGAGCCAATCGAGATCTGGTAAGTCATAATCTTTTAAGCTGGGTAGGTATAGTTGCTTAGCTGAAGGAAAATTTAATATGATTATAGATTTTATGTCTAAAGCTGCGGCGAGGTGCATGACGCCGCTATGTATACCTAGAAAATATTCACACGCCGCTAACTCTTCAAAGGACTCGTTGAGGGGGAGCCCGCATTTGTTTTCGACACTCTCTAGCCACCCGCAGCGATTAGCTCCTATTTCAATGAAGTCATAAGTATTACTGTAATCGCTTATAAATTTTTGGATAGTCTCTCTGTGCTCTGGATAGACTTCTCTGGCTCGGGGGTGAATGTTCTTCCTCTGCTCCTCAACGTGCCTGCCGGGCTCGAAGTTCACGGCAACTCTCGTACGTCGTTGCTTCTCCGGGGCAAAAGAAAGGTCCGGTTTTGGCCTCAGGTCTATTTCAAATCCACATGCTTTTTGTATTTTTTGAAAGAAGTGTCCGCCACCAAAATTAAAAAAAGCTTGAAAATGTTCGACTCTTATGCCGTTGCAATCATCGATAAGAGGTTTAATGTCTTTGTTGTATTTGCTTAGGGCATTAAAATATTCTACGTTGGAGCTATGCACATAGGACTTAAAGCCGTGTTCCTCGAAAAACTTAGGCAAATGAAACACGGACAATACGTCTCCAAGTCCGGGGTTGGAATTAAAAAATACACAGTTTTCTGGCACGAACAAAGCTACTCCTTCTGGAACAGTTTTTCTATCCTTGCATAGTAAATCGTCATTGTTTTCGTAAAAATTGACAATTTTATCTGGATTAATCATCTATTATGAGACAGATTCTAGAAAAATATATTTAATGTATCTAAATTAAACCTTAAATGTGTAATTATTTATGAAAGGAACCTAAAAAAGAGAGTGACTACAAGGCAGAATTCGGATAAAGATGTATTCGTAGTATTGATTATTTCTGTAGTTCTGTGTGTGTCTCATCTCTATAAATTAGGAATGGAGGGCAATGAAAAAGAAAAGCCAGACGAAAAAAAAGCCCTCCAGTGGGCCCCCCAACCCCGAGCCCCCAGATCTGCACCTTCCCTCGAAAGCCCAAAGGAGGGAAGCGTTCTCCACGATGAGCAAGGAAAAGACTAAAGAAGGGAGAAGAAAAGAGGCGGGAAAATTAGAAGTTATATTTAAAGTCGTATATCTATCTGTAGCGTATGGCTTATTTATTGTTTTCTTTATAGGAATGATTAGTTTAGAAAGGTGTTCATGAACACGTATAAATATATATTTGTGGGAGCGGTCGTGGCTGTGCTGGTCTACTTCCTCATTAAGTGTCCATGGTGCTCCTCAAATTATATATTATGAAAAATATATGGAATAAAATAAAAAATTATTGGAGTAAGTTGCGTAATGGATTTTGGCCATTCGTTCTTAAACACGATAAGTGCTTATATACTTTTTTGATTACGACTTTGGTATTTTTATCTATTATCGCTTATCAATCTCACGATCGCACCAAGCATCATCTGCAATGGAAAAAAGAGAGAGCTCTGCTCGTGCAGGATTTGAAGATCGCCACGGAAATTATTACTATTCAAGGTGAAATAATAAGAAAGAAAGAAGAAGTTATATCTGTTCAACGGCAAACCTTGGAACGAGCAAAGGGAATTATTCTGATGCAGAACGAGGCTATAAAAGATTTAATAAAAAGATTTATGCCGCCTCCTAAATCTGACTCAAGGAATTGGGCTACTCACAATGAAGCTTACTAAACTAGATAAAAATGCACACTGGTGGAAGGGAACCCGCACAACTTGGTATTACCAAGATAAAGAGGGGTGGGTATGGCTAATTAAAGATCGAGACGGGGAAGAAAAAAAAATGAAGACTAAGCCCGAACACATTAGCCTAAGGTCAAGCAAGCATCATATTAAGTTTTATTTAAGGGTGTGTTTGGCCAGCTTCTTGGGGGTGTTCTTGGCTGCGCTAGTAGCTAGATTTTTATTATGAAAAGAATCAAACCTTTGGCGTGGATTTTGGCCGCAGTAATGGCAATTGGACCATTACTATTTACTGGTTGTGGTGTATTTAATCCCCCTTACCGGGACTCTGACGGATACTATGCGGTGCACTATAGTTGTTGTGGTCCACAGGCTTTAGGAAGGGCTTTTGACATGTCTTACCAAAGAGATGGTATTATTTTCCTTAGGAGACCACATAGCGAAAAAGAAATCAGTAGATTCATACAGGACAGGGGACAGAAAAGCAAAGTTTTTCTTTCATATTTCAGTAAGAGTGCCGTGTGTATAACGTGGCCTTCAGAGATAAAGGCCGCCGCAAAACGCTATGGATTTACCCCGATTACCTTAGGGGAGATGGATAAATTAGATCCGAAGAAAGACGTGGCAGTTATTCTTGTTCGTGGTAGTACTCTAAAAGGAGAATGGCACTGGGTATGCTTTCCTTATTATAACGCGGAGAGTATTAAAAAATATTACGGCGAGAAAACTAAAATCGAAAAAATTTATCTATTAAGCGGCCCAGCGCATATTTTTAGTGGTGACCACTAAGCTCTTTCATCTTCTCAAAACCTTCCCAGTTAGAAATGTCTGTTATTTCGTCGTCATGAAAACCGAACTGATCTGTCCACGTATAGGGGTGTCCCCAGTTATGTTCTAAAGAAAATTTTTCCGCTACATTCTCGGGGGCGAATTTCATGCCTTGTTTTCCTAGTTCTGCTCTAAATTCTCTACATATAAGATGATCTTCTGCAACTTGGTCTGGGCGCAGGGGCATTTCATCAGCTACTCCCCTGTTGAAAACCGCACCGACTCGGCGAGCGAGAGCGGTTGATCGTGGGCTAGTTAAATCAATTTCAGATACAGCCTTCATGAGTTTTTTACTGCGCAGAGAAAAGCCTCCGTTTCCTACTACTCCGTCAAACCATGGAGACCCAACGAAATCATATTCTAAAAATTTATCAGACCACGCAGCAGAGTTTAGAATAAAACCGTCGCTTTGAAAAATTAATAGAAAATCTGTGTCCACGTACTTGTGGACATCTTGAAACATAAGGCGAGAATAGAGAGAGATGTCGGGGATGGCGTCTATTGAGACGTGATCTTTATGATTAAGATCGAAGGGGCATAAGAGTTTTACTTCTTTAAATTCTATATTTTTTGTACATTGATCCGCAGCAAACAGAAATTTTGCTACGTTATTTTTCACCCCCTCAACACCCACTAGCGTTACGTTGGGGAGGCTAAGTTTATTATCTCTTGAGACCATCTATCTTCTCTTCTAGACGATCAAATCTGTCGTTCATTCGTTCGGAGAACATTTTAAAGTCGTCTTTGCTAACGTATTCTTTAGGAAGAGAGAGGGCTAGTGAGGTGTGTTTTTCTCTTAGTTTGTCGATATCTATGTGATGATTTTTCATTAGGTCGTGATGCTCTCCTTTAATTTCATTTAGCGTGCCGAGAATCATTTTGAAAACCCATCCGCCCATGAGAGTAATTATGCCCACGGCTATATTTACAAGAATTTGATAATCCATTGCCCTTATTTACACTAATATAAAGCGAGATTTATAAAGAAAATATAATATGTTTTTTAAAATCCTTAAAGGAACACGTTAGAAGTATGTCAGCTAATAATTTGGAAAGTATTTCTGCGGGAGTAAAGCCCTCGTTCTCTGCCCAGACCCATTTTTTTACGTCTACTTTATACGTGGATATAGAGCCGTCGACATTGACACCTATGAGGCCGACTCTATCTTGATTGGTTATAATAAATAAGTCTCGAGAAACCGTCTCTGTAATTAAGAGGATCTGCTCGTTTTCTCTGGCTAATTTTTTTAGGTCTATCAATGTATCAATCAATTTGCCTATTTGCTCGTAGTTAGGTTTGGTCACTTCTTGATTATTTACACTGAAATGAAAAAAATCTCTTAATTTAGAGGGGCTTTAAGGCTAGATACCCTTCAGAACGGTAGTCTTTTTCTATGGAGTGTGTTTTTTGGAACAGGTCGTATATAAAATCTATGCCACCGCCAACGGGGTCAGTTTTGCTTATGGCGCGCATGCCCCCCTTATCAAAGATCGCGAAGAAACCGTCTGGGAGAAGAGTAGAGCTCCAGTTCCCGTGGGCGTAAGGACCATCTTCATATATCCTTAAATCATCTATAATAAAAACATCATTTGACACATCTTTATGCTTGATTATGAGCGACAACTCCTCTTCCAAAGGGAGTTCTGTGCCAGCGTCTTGGGTGTGGCCATAAAAACTGGGCAAATGTGCGTCTAGCCAAAAAAGAGTAGAGACATCTAGGTTATCTTTTAAAATTTCAGGAAGGACATCTGTAGATTTGCCTAAAAAATCTAATATCTTGGGCTCTCTAGAAAAGTTAACACAATTGAATGTCGCTTCCATCAATTCAATAGTATAGACCTTGTCGAAGATCTTTGACAAATGTCTGGCACCCCCACCCTTGTAGGTTCCTGTCTCTATAGCGATTTTAAGATTATATTTTTCTTTTAAATCGCTAATAGGCCAATCGCTAATTCGCCCCATATGAATAGTATTGTTTGCTTAACTGTTATGAGATCTTAAGAGCCGCAAAGCTCCTATCGCCCACGCCAGCCAAGTTACCGCAACGAGCGGACCTACAATTCCTGATTGGAGAAGTAATCCGAATCCCAAGAGGGTTAATCCCGTCCATGAATCATGGCTTTTCAAGTGCTTTAATAATAATGCTTTCATAATAAAAACTCCTTACTCGAACTGGAGTTAGGAGTTATCTGTATTATATTACACTGGGGTCAGTAATTATACCTTTTTTTTGTTTAATTATTAAACTTAATATATGAATTTTAAAAGATTGTTATTAGGAAAAAATTTAAGATGGACTCTGCTCAGGCTATTGCTGTTGACGGTAGTTTTTCATCTTTATTTCTCGAATAATTTTAAATTAGTCTACAGTAGAGGGGACAGCATGTCTCCAACCATGGAGAACAAGTTGTTGCTCGTGGGCGTAGATTTTTATGACCATGACAATCTGCCAATGAGATATGACGTCGTAGTTGTTTACGATTCCATTGAGAGGGATTTTTTGACCAAAAGGATAATTGGTTTGCCCGGTGAAATTATTAGTGTTATTGACGGTCTTCTTTTTATTAATGGAGAAGAACTGGTCGATGATCTATATGGATACGGATGGTTCGATCACGTAACTTTTGACATGTACCCCCAAGAAATACCTTATGACATGTATTATGTAATTGGGGACAATAGAGAAGACTCTGTGCATGGCCTTTATCTCTACGACGAGATTGTCGGAAGAGTATTGAATGTGGAATAATATAATTTAAGTCCAGAAGTATAACGGGTTTCTGGTAGGGTTTGCGCTCCAGCGAGTTTTACCGGTGTGACCATCGTTGATAGTCGGAGAATCCATCGTCGCGCCATCCTCTTCAGGAGGCGTTTGATGTTTCACCCCAAAGAAATATAAATCATGAGAGGCAGTATTCATTTCGAAGGAGTGGAGAGAAAAGGTTCTAGGTAGATCTAGTGCTTTTGCAAAATGTAATGGATTACGATTTTCGTAGAAGTCTAATGTATGCACGGAGCAACCCGGGTGACTGTCGTGTGTCCCGTGTTCTGGGCGACCTTCGCTCGCACAAGTCATAAAGAATAGGCCGCCGGGCCTTAGCATCTTCGATATATTGCGCAGACTTTCTTCAAAAAATTCGTCATGTTCAAACGCTTCTGTAGATACTATGGTATCATAAGGTATAGACGGCTCATGCTTGTGCATGGGGCAAACTAAATCTACATTCGGTCCCGGGCCCACGTCTATTCCTAAGTATTCACAATTTTCGAAAAGATAACGGTTATTGCCATTTATATCTTGAGAACCAGCATCAAGCACTCGAACATTTCTGAAGTACGCGGGGAAAACCTCACGTACTCTTTCGCAATAAAGTTTTTGTTCAAGGTGTGCCATATTATTATGTTACCTCTGAAACACAGAAATATCTATTGCTATGTTTGCTCTCGTGAAGTGCGTCGACTGAAAACCCCGAAAAGTCGAGCATGAGTTTCAGGCAGTTTATAGTTGGGGCACAAGTCGCTTTGTATTTGTCTGAGTCCATTTTCTCTTTAAAATATTTTAGTTCTTCGCTGTCACCATCATTATAAAGAGTTTCTGTTAAGAGCAACGCTTTATCGTTACAAACTGATCTAATTTTTTCTAACGCTAAGTACGGGTGCTTTAAGTGGTAGAAGACCCCAAAGAACATAACTATATCAAATTTACCTAGGCTGGAGGAATCGAGATCATAAACATCTATTGCTCTTGGTTCTTCACACTTAGAGTCTAGCGCTTCTCTTACGAAATTGACCTTATCTTTCATTTTATAATAGACATGATCGGGTGGGTGCTCAAAATTGTCGTAATATTTATCTGTGGGAACTACTCTTGACGCCCCCCTTCGTTCCGAGTAGAAAGAAAACCCCCCATCTAGAGCTCCTATATCTAAGACTGATTTATCTTTAAAATCTATATCGTCTAGTCTCCATTGGTGGACCTCATCTTCTATTGAGTAATTCTTCAGGCCGGGGGTAGTTATAGATTCATTTATCTTATAAGAATGCCACCATCTTAGCCCCTTTGACTGTAGATTCTCTAATTCATTTTTTATTTCCTGAGGACTCATTATTAAAAATCGTCCTCCAAAACTCCGGCGCTTTGATAGTCCTTAACTTTTCTCTCGAAAAAATTGGTCATTGCTCCTGTATCAACGACTTCAGATAACCACGGGAAGGGATTGGTGTCGCTATCAAAAGAAAAGTCAACGCCAATTCCTTCAAGCCTTCGGTTGCCGATGTACCGCATGTAATCAACAAACATGTCAGCATTTAGGCCTAAGATGCCGCGAGGGAGAACGTCATGGGCGTATGCAATTTCAAGCTCTACGGCTTTTTTAATATGTTCAATTGTTTCCGCCTCGAATTTTTTTGTCCACACCGATGGGTGTTGTTCTTTGATTGTATTGATTAAATACGTTCCAAATTGTATGTGGAGACTTTCGTCTCTTAAGGTATATCTGATCTGATCTGAGAGTCCGGGCAATTTGTTTTGTCTACCTAGGGCAAGCAGCATTGCAAATCCACTAAAGAAAAAGGTGCCCTCGCAAACTATGTAATAAACAATAAGATTACGCAGGAATTCCCTCTTGCCCTCTATAGTTTTCGTGGAGAAATCTGGACGAGTAACGTCTGTAGTAACCTCCATTAGGAAATCATCTTTATTTTTTATAGAAGGAATATTTAAGTATGCCTCGTAAACTTCATTGACTTTCAAACCGTAGCTATCACAACAGGTTACGACTGTCCAGTTATGGAGCGACTCTTCGTAGGCTTGTCGTAAAATATACTGGCGACATTCGGGATCTGTAACCCATCTAGCGACAGTCAAAAGCAAATTATTGCCAACGAGCGATTCACTTCCTGCGAAAAATCCCAAGCATCTTTTAACAAGCAGCTTCTCATCAGGGGTCAGGGTTCCGTTTTTCCACTGATCCACATCGTCACTCATGTTAATCTCAGAGGGAGACCAATTGTTAGCTACGCCTTTTAGAAATAAGTCCCACGCAAACTTATGTTTGTGAGGTAATATTTGATTTACCCCTGCTATTTCATCTCCTAAGATTAACCCTGTCTTACTCATTAGCTGTTTTTCCTATTGTCATCGTCTAGCTCATTAAAATTGCGTCTCAGGTTAGTTTGTAGGCTGGTCTCAGACGTAACCCCTTGATTATTTCCATTAGAGTAATGAAGATTCATTCTGTCAACGCTTTTATACATCTCTAGAAGGATCTTCCTCCTTTGCTTTTCTATATTATTGGCAGCTTTCACACGATCCTCCTTCTTGCGTGGCCTCTATGCTACAGGTCTGATCAGCAGACTCAGGACTATCGACACTATTTGTATTGATATTACTATCGTCACCCATTTTTGTAGACTTTTCAATTTTGCTTGCGCTTTTATTCCTTAAGTAATATGTACTCTTAAGCCCTCTTATTCTAGCATGCATATATAAATCATTCAAGTATTTTAATGAAGTACTATTATTAAATAAATTTAAAGACTGCCCCATGTCTATCCATTTCTGCTTGGCTGCTGCCCCATCAACTAATTTAAATTGATCATGATCGAAAGCTGTTCTAAATCTATTTTTTAAATCTTCTGAAAGCTCACCGTTTAGTCTACCAACGTCGCCATCAACTGCTTTTAAAGTCTCAATGAATTGTGGCGTCCAGATTTCTAGCTCTTTGCATTCTTTAACAAACCACTCGTTTGTAATAAATAAATTACCTGATTTATTTTCATAAACAAATAGAGTTGAAAAGTCGGGCTCAACCGACGGAGAGCATCCTTGTATGTATGAAATTGTTGCGGTGGGAGCGATGGCCATGGTGTTACTGTTGCGCATGCCGTGCTCCTTAATATGGGAGCGAACATCTTTCCACTCTACTTCTGGACAGAACTTCTTACCTCTATGGAGTATCGATTTACCATCTAGATAGGTCATTAGTTCCTTGTAGGTGTCTATCGGTAAGATATCTTGACTCCATAGGGAACCATCGTAGGATTCATACTTCCCTTTTTCTTTGGCGAGTTTGCTTGAATTTAGAATACAATGATAGGAAATAAACTCGTAGAGCTCATCTGAGAATTTTACTGCATCATCGGATGAGAAATCGATTTTATAAGAATGAAAAACATCAGCCCAGCCCATGCTTCCTGCGCCAACGGGCCTATGCCTGAGATTAGCTTTCTCTGCTTCTTTTGTGGGGTAATAATTTAAATCGATAACGCTATCTAACATTCTCATTTGGGTAGCTATAGTCTTTGCTAGCAATTTAAAATTTAATTTGCCATTATCTTTCAAGTGCTCCTTAAGGTTAACTGAACTCAAGTTGCATACTGCAGTTTCCCCCACCTCTATCTTTTCCCCATCTTTATAAAGAGACGGTTTCGTATGTAGAAAAATCTCCGTGCAAAGGTTGGAGCTATTGATTACCCCCTCGTGCTTGTTTGAATAACGAAAGTTCGCGTTATCTTTGAAGGTGATCCAAGGGTGCCCTGTTTCGAATAAAGATTTAAGCATCTTCTTCCAAATGTCTTTAGCTTTTACAATTTTAAAATTCTTAATCTCCCCCTCGTCTACGAGCTTGCAATATTTTATATAGGCTTTATCAAAATCTTTCCCACAAAGACCATGAAGATCAGGAGTATCAGAAGGAGAGAATAAATACCAATCACTATTAGATTGAACCTTGCGTAGAAATAAGTCAGGTATCCAGTTAGCCGTATTCATGTCGTGACAACGGCGACGTTCGTCTCCTGTATTTTTTTTAAGATCAAGGAATTCTTCGACGTCAAGATGCCAAGGCTCGAGGTAGGCACAGCCCGCCCCGGGTCGCTTGCCTCCTTGATTAACTGCTACGAGTAAGTCATTGAAGACTTTCAACCAAGGCACGAGACCGCTAGAAGTACCATTTGTTCCTTTTATAAATGAACCTGCTGCTCGGAAATTTGACACATCAAATCCTAGGCCACCTGCAAATTTAGATTTTCTGGCTTCTTGCCATGCTCCTTCAAAAATTCCATCTATAGAATCATGAAAAGTATTAAGATAACAAGAAGAAAGTTGAGAACGCACAGAGGCGCTATTAAATAGAGTGGGGGTTGATGGGCAAAGCTTAAAGGTGCTGATCGCCTCGTAGAATTCAATAGCTTTTTTTTCTTTATTTTCCTCATCTAGAGACAGGCCCATAGCTACCCTCATCCAAAACGACTGAGGGGACTCTAGCCTTCTGCCCTCTACGCGAAGAAAATATCTATCGTATAGGGTTTGCAGGCCGAGATATTTAAATTTATAATCTCTGCTTAGGACGAGAGATTCGGAAAGCTTCTTTAGGTCAAACTCTAATAACTTCTCGTTAAGGATATCCTCCTTAACTAAAAGCTTGATATTTCTTATGAAGGCCAAGCGATACTGATGCTCGAACGCCTCTTTGTCCACGCTGGACCCAAAAACTTCTTTATGGACATTGCCTAATAAAAGTCTTGCGGCTACATGAGAATAGTTTGGTTCTTTTTCTACCTTAGAACGCGCAGATAAAATGAGAGCCTGATCTATCTCTCTGGTCGTAATTTTGTCATAAAATTGAACATTCGCATCGATAACCACCTCGCTCGCTGATACATTTTCAAGGCCCTCACATGCGCGCTGCGCACATAAATTGATTTTGTTTATATCTACCTTTTGGAGCCTGCCGTTTCTTTTCTTTACATTGATTACTTCGCTCATCTTGAGTATTCTCTGGTACTAATATTACATTGATTTTACTAGAAAAGTAAAGATGAAAATGACATTGTGAATAAAATGTCAACAAGATCGAAAAAGCGTAGGCTACTTAAAGAACTTTCCACTATTTTCCCCCTTGGGGTCTTGCTGGTGCTTCTTGCCTCTTCTCCGCTCGCTGTAATTTTTAAAATACTTGTCCTTTACGGGGTCTTTACCTCGTTGCTTCTCTCTTATGTCGCTACATCTTCTAGAAGCGTCCCATAGGTCCCCCATGTTCCCCTTCTTATCGGCTGTGTATTTCATGAAGCTTTTTTTAGAGCCGTCTAGCTTAGTGTCTATACCAGCGTTCGGCGACGTCCATACCCTTTCCCATTCTACGCCATCGTCGTCTATGTAAACGTGGGGATCATTCATCTTCTGAAGCTCTTCGATTACGAGGTCTGTTCCGGGATGTCTGAATAAGTATACTGGCATATCGCAATAATTAGAGTAAGTTCATTAGGTCATCTAGCGTTTTAGCGTAAGTAAATCGCTCTCGCATGAGCGATCCCGCTTCGTTTTTCTTATCGACTTTAACTCTATCTATTGCTTTGTGACATGCTGAAATAAAATCTTCTTCATCAAAATCAAATATATTTCCTTGATTGACTAAATTGCCTTTTTGAAAAAATCCGCCATCATGGGAATCAATTTTGCCAGAAGGCTCTACTAATACTGAATTGATTTCATCAGCCCAATCTTTGTGTACGTGGGCATTTAGTATTACAGCGTGTTTTCCTAGACCAACTGAATGAAATTCTGGCAGACTCCACCCTTCGCCTCCAGACATACCAATAACAATGTCGCCAGAATTAAGAAAATCATTATATAATGTATTCTTCGACATCCAGTTTAAGAATGTTATATTAGAGTACCTTCTGCCCCCGAAGCACTTCCCTAAGACTGAGTTGTTTGACTCTGGGGTCATAAATTTATTATAGAGAGCGCACTGTAGGTGATACTTGGGGTTATCTCCAAATTCTTTAACCCATGCTTGTAGAACTTTCTCGTGATGCTTTCTCCTTTCGAACTTGCCACATACATTGAAAACTATTCTCCCATCCTTAAAATATTCTTTTCCTGTCGATTTAAAATTGACTTTATCAAAACCAAGGGGGGTATAATGCACGGAGACTCCCGCTTCCTCGAAAACTTCTTGAGTATACCTAGAAGTAACAACGGTAGTAAAGTTCTTGGAGATATTTAATTCTATAGGCGTCGGAGCATCTAGTTCATAAAAAGTTAAGAATACGGTCTTATCGCTATAAGACTGAAAACCTTCTGGATTTAAGTGCCAGAGCTTGATCAGAGGAGTAGACCGATGATGCGTGGGGAGAGACTTCTTTATTCCATCATCTAGCCATTCGCTAAATTCTGAGTCAGGTTCCTCTGTGGAGAGGTCCACATCCCCCATGGGAAAGATAGGGGGATGCAGACCTCGGCTCTTAATTTCTCTTAGAAGATTTATTGAAACCTGTCCAAAAGAAACCGAGTTGATAGGAAGGTGGACCGCAAAGTCTGCCATAATTACAGCAGGCTTTCTTCGTCCTGTTCTTCTTTGTTTTGTGTGTCAGTCTCACTGACCTCAACAGACGCAACAGGTGCTTTAGACTTATACATCCGGAAATCCGGTTGCTTATCGTTATTTTTGTGTCCGTTTTGAAAAACAACGACCTTAATGGTCTGCTCTTCTCCAAACTCGCCCACTTTAATGTGACCAGCTAGATACTTCTGGCCCTGTTGTGAGGTGCGCTTCCACAACGCTCCTAGTTCTTCGTTCTTCTGTTCTGTGTTTTTTTGCTGTGTTTGTGTTTCCATATTCTCTAAGTATATTATGTTTCTAAAAAAATGTCAAACAAAATCTAAATATTTTTGCGTTTTCATTTTGTTCTTCAGAATAACTCTCCCTTTCGTATGAAGATTGATGACGGTTTGCGTGCTGATATTCATTTTTTTAGCTATCTTGGCCCAAGTTTGTTTGTCTTTGTCTTTAGCGTATCGTTCTCTATATATATTATATATTCTTTTATCTTTTAAGCGAGACAAGACATCAAAAATTTGTTCGGTGAGCGATTCTTCAGCTTCGTTCGGGCCTTCTTGGATTTTCATCTGAGAATTCTTATCTATGAGGTATGACAGGTCTTCGCTGTCATAAGTTGAGTGTCTATTGTGGGCGTTTATGAAATTTAGACAATGATATCTAGCGTGGTTCCCTACCCATGTTGAAAATTTAGTTTTCTTGCCGCTGTCAAAAGATAATAAAGCTTTGTATATGACAAAGTTTTTATCATCGAAAACGTCATCCAAAAAAACTCCGACAGACCTCAGCGCCGGAGAATATTTTTGACATATTTTATAGTACAAATTCTCGTGGCGAATAAGAAGTTCGCTAAAGCTTGTACTACAATTATCGTTTTTAACTCTATAAATTAGAACATTATCTGTGTCCATCGTCGCGATATAAGCGACAGGCTACTCTTCTTTTTCTCGGTCTATCCTCTCTGATGCTATTCTCCGTATTTCTCTCATGTCTGTTACAAAGTTGCCTGTCGATACGTACGACGGTTTTTTAGTGAAAGCTATTCGCGCCAACTTAATGGGTAACCAGATAGGAAATAGGAGTATATACCATTTTACAAACATAAATAAGATATAAAATATAGCTGGTATCAATAAAGCAGCCCACATCCACCAGTTTGAAAGGACACTCATGTCTGTCTGAAATTGCCCCCAAAGGAAGGTTAAATATGCATCTAATATCTCTTTAGTGCTCATTTTTATACCATTCTACTTTATTCTTGTACCATTCTACAAACGATTCTATATGTCTTTCTAAAAGAAGCTCTCGAGTTAGAGGGTCCTTTACATATGGCCAATTTATTTCAAAATCAGACAGATTCTTAAGTATGGGATCATTCCTATGCTCTTCTTCATTAGCGGGAAGGAGGGCCTCTTTTTCTCCCGTGGCTCTAGTATGCCTCATTTGAGTGATGTGAACTAACACTCCATCTAGCTCGTCCTTTAACCAACTCACTTCGTCATCCATATATTCTTGATATCTAATGTCCGTTATAACTGGAATATCGTCTGTCTGTTTGTTTAATAAAAACTCGTAGATTTGATCGTCTAATTTGCCTATCCAATATCTCCCCTCACTTTCTTTTCGTTTCTCTCTACCGAAAGAAACGAGAAGAGGCCTTATTTTATTCTTTTCTTCTCGCGAACACGATAGGGGATCAATACCATACGACGTTTTCGTTATGCCTGAAACTTCTCTTTTTAATTCGTCTGCGAGAGCGAACCTCTTTACCGGCA